ATACATTTGCCTGAAGTATTAATGGCTCAAATTGAAGAAGCTAAACGAGGTAATACTAGAGCTGCTGAATTGATACTTAAGCACTTTGGTAAGTTACAAGATACATTGGTGTTAAAGGTTGAATCTCCTTTTATGCAACATTTAAAAGCAGTAGATACTGAAGAAGCAGAGATAGTACAAGATGTAGCTATGGATATTGGAGCAAGTTTTGAAGTTAAAGACCAAGACATGTTACCTCCATTACCTGAACGAGATCCTATTAATGATAAACCTAGAGCTAAAGTTATTCAAGAAAATAGACAGTTAAAGCAGAAGTATACTGATGTTAAGAAAAAGAAAAGTGCTAATGAGAGGAAAAGATTAAGGTATAGAGCGAATAAAGTTAATTTAAAGCCTTTACCTCCTGGAAAGCCTACTCCTCAAGCAAGGAAAGAATGGTTAGATGAGTTACAAAGACGAGAACGAGAATCCCTTCAAGGAAAATAGATTTACAATACAAGTGATGATCATGTACATTGAAGATTATGAGTTTTTATATGGATGTATTGGTTTTGATACTTCTACTATTATTTTTGATATTGAGCAACTAATAATTGATTTATTAGATTTACAAAAAGATTGTGTGTACTACACTCCTTTAGCTATTGCTTGATTTTTCTCTTATAGGTGAGTTTTTAGGTAGTTGTATAGTATTAGTAACATTACCTGTTGGATCTAAGATACAGTAACAATAACTTCCACACAAACTCCATCCACTTCCTGGTAGTCCTATTGCTTCCCAATCTGAAAATGGTAATACAGTTCCTGCTCTTTCTTCACAATCTGAGCATATTCTATGTCCAGATACTGTTACCCAAGTAAATTCTTGATCCATGTCAAATTCTTCATATTGTCCAAATCGAGCAGATTGAGCAATACCTAATACTACAGCAGCCTTAATAGAGTTTCTTAAAAATCCGAATATCTTACCACCTTCTTCCATATCTTTAGTTAATCGTTCTTCTATAGTCGCATCTTCTATACCATTAGCTCGTAGTTGAGTAACATATTTATCAATATTAAGTGCAAATTGTTCTGAATCAAACAGCATTAACATCACTATTTCATCAATTATTGTATCTATTTCATCAGGGAATTGTTCTTCAAGTGCATCTAATGTGTCTTGAAAGTCATCTCCGAATATTTCGCTATAATCTTGAACTGGCATTACTTAGATGCTATCCTCATTGATTTTTCTAAATTATCTTTAAATCTCTCAGTTGCTTTCTTGTATTTAGGATGTTTTTCTAAATTATCTAATGTTTTATCTACAAAGTTTCTTGGTTGAACTCTTTTATTAGGTACTAGAGAATTAGATGCAGTTTGTTTTAAGCCTTTATTTTGATAATAACCATAAAATACAGGTGCTGACTTTCTTTTACCTCTATAAACCTTACCATTAGGTTTTTTAATTTTGTAATTAACAGAACTTTTAGCAACATTTTTAACAACTGCTTTTAGTTTTTTAGGAGTTGCTTTTAGTATTTTATTAGATTTAGCTAGTTTACCAGTAAGATTAAGTGGTCTATGATCTCCATGCAGTTTACGAGTAGAATCATTAATTCCTTTATGAGATCCTTCTTTAATGTCCTTATCCCACCCCTCTTTTACAGGTTCAGCTATATCATTTAGCAAAATAGAGCTAGATATACGAACTGCTTTTAGCATTTTCTCTATATTAAAGTTTTTCTTGTACTTTACCTGAATCATTTAATTTCTTTCCAAACCCTTTGCCTAGTTTATATCCTTTAATATAATTAGGGATATGCTTTGCAAAAGTAACTTCTATAAAGTCCTTTGCATATTGACTAGGGTTATCAATAATTGATTTAATGTTACCTTTAGGAATCTCTACTTCAATATCATTCAGTTGTTTGAGTTCTGTTACGAACTCTACTAAAGATTGATCCACTTTGTTCTTCTCTTGTGCCATTCACTCTTTCATTTTCGTTAATTTCATTTTGAGCTTGTTCTAAAGTTAAGTCATCATTGTATTTTTTCAATAACTTTGCTTTAGTAGTCATATTATTATCTAACATCCAAGTATTCATAGCTATTTCTTCTGGAGTAGTCATAATTGTTTGTGGTTCATTAAAGTCCACACCTATAGTATTTGGTAGACCAATACCATTAGAAGCAGCTACTTTCTTTTCTAATTCATACAATTCCATTTCACTACCTGTCCACAATCCAAGATCATCTTGGTATTTTTCATTATATTCAACATTCCTTATTTGGAGAGCAGTTCCAGATTGAGGTCTATCTTTTTGTGGATCTATAAATGAAACAGTTAAGTGATTATTAGAAGCAGTAACCTCTAACATAGTTTTTGCTAGTGCTATAGCATCATCAATATTAACAGTAGGAGATAGTATATTCATATTAGCACCCTCTGGTAATATTATAATCTCATCAGAACCAGCTCTTTGAATGTTTTCATCAGCATACATACCTGTAACAGTATATTGACCAAACATTTGGAATCTCATGCCTAGATTCATTTCTGTAAACAATATATTAAGTTGTTCATTAGCATTAATTATATCAACAGCTCCAGGAACAGTAAATTCTAACTGCTGATGGTCTTTATGCATGAATACAAAAGGCAGAACACCTAAATCATGAGTTTCTGCCTTTAGTTCCTTACCAGTATCATCATATATTATATACCCTTGATCATCATAATAAGCATACTGTAACACTTCATTCCCCACAGATGCATCATCAGTATTTAAAATGATTGGATATTTAATAGCTACTGGTTTGAATGGATCTAATTCATCAAGTATAACATCAAAAGCATACTTTGGTGTATATTTAAAAAATTTATTACCATTTGAATCTTCATCCATTCCTATATGCACAGCAATAGTACCTAATAGTTTAGTCATCTTTTCAAAATGTTTTAATTTAAAGTCTTTCATTATAGTTAAATCATCATAAACATCTTGTTTGCTTTGTAGTGTTCTATTAGCACCAAGAGTATATACTCTGGACATTTTATCTACAAATCTTTTAGTAATATTCATTGAACTTATTGGAACTTCTTGAAATGAAGAAGCACTAAATCTGTCTGCAACATACTGTTCAGTATTATCACCATTATAATAATCAAGCATTTTATAAACTAATGCCCTCCTATCTTTAGCTTGTTCTAGCTTTTGTAACTTAATAGATTCATCTATTATTTTTCTTGCCATTGAATAAATCATCATCTGCTCCTGAATTGTATTTGATATTGTCTGATTGGGAATTGATTAACTAATGCATACCTTAAAGCATCCATGCTGTGATCATGGTATCCATCTTTCTTTGGAAGCTCTTTGATTTCATAACCCTCTTTACTTTCAGGGTATGCATATCCTTCCATATCTTCTATTAATCCAGTACATTTTTCATCTATATGTAATCTTCTAGTTCCATCTGAAGATAATATAAAATTTCTTACATGAGATACACCAGAAGCTATACTTCTTGATGCTTTATCTCTTACTGCAAATACTCTCCACCCAGTATTTTGATAAAATATATCTGCTTCACCTTTACCTACTGAAGCCTGAACTTGATAACCAGCAGGATCTCCATATACATTTGCTATTTGATATGGTCTTTGCTTAATCATGTCCACTAATTCTGTTGTTTTAATATTAGTTTGATGCACTATCTCATCTATAAAATATATGTGATCCACATCATTAATTCGTTCTGTTTGAAACCATAATACAGCAGGACTTCTATATCCAAAGTCAATAGATATAAAAGTAGGCAGATTATATCTATATGGATATTTACCTACATTTTCATTCCTAGAAAAGTCATTATAAACTCTACCTTGTAATGATGTAAACTCTGCTGCAAACTCTTGTCTGAATATTTCATCTGTTAGAGATTGTTTCGCTTCTATAAGATCTAAATCTTCTTTACCATCTGGAAATGAATGTCTATTATCCCATGATGGAGAATTAAATGAATACCAATTAGGTTCATTTTGTCCTTTTAAAAACAATCTGTAAAAATAATTGTGTCCTTGTGGTGTGGAAATAAATATCGCTCTACCTTTACCTCTTTTACCATCTGATAAAGTAGGTCTTACATACATTTCCCAAATCTTTTTTAATCCCTTGATTTTACTTGCTTCATCAAATACTGCAAGAGATACACCTTCACCAATCATTGAGTTAGGAAATTCTGCTGACTTACCTTCTAATACAGACCTTCCACCATTCCAATCAAACTCTAAATATTGATCTTTAGCAGAATACCTAGATGGTTTATATCCTTTTTGCAATACAAGTTCTGCATATACAAATTCAAATATCTTTGCTGAAGTAGCATAATTAGGTGCTATAATCCAACATACAGAATTAGGAATACATAATTGGATCTCAATTTCTCTAGCTGCACTAAAACTTTTACCAAACCTTCTACCAGCAGATACTACAGTATATCTAGTACCATCAGGATTGTTATCTGCATTATATACACCATTAGGAGGAAAGTGCAATTTCTTTTGTCCACTATGTGGCTCATACTTTACAAAATTAAACCATTTATTCTTATATTCTTCAATATTTTGTGTATATTCCATGATTTATTATAAATTTTTTTGTATTTTAATAGAATAGTTTATATATTTCATATATCTAATATACTATAAATAGTATATTTATGTTACTAAAAAAGTCAAAAAGGAGTTTAATCACAATGACTGATGAAGTAAAAAGCCAGAACGAACAGACAGGGGATTCTGGAGAGCAGACAGCTCAAACTAATGAACAGACAGTTCAAAGTAATTCAAATGATACAAACTGGAAATCCCTACATGAAAACGAAGTAGATTATAATAAAAAGCTACGAGGTAAGAATCAAGAACTTCAAACTAAATTAGAGCAATTTGAAAAGAACGAAGCTGCTGCTAGACAGAAAAAAATGGAAGAAGCAGGTGAGTTTAAAACAATTATTGCTGAAAAAGATCAACTTATTGAATCTTTAAATAAAAAAGCAGAAGCTCATGATAATTACTTAAATACTCGTAAGTCTGAATTATTAGAATCTTTTTCTGAAGATGATAGAGAACAGTTTAGTCATTTATCTTTAAGTGATATAGAAAAATTATCAAAGAGGTTGAATGTTTCTAAATCAAATGTACCAAATGTACCTGAGGGCAGAGATGCTAATTTAGGAGAGTTTGGTGGTTATAGTTCTTATCAAGAATGGGCGACTAAAGATCCATCAGGGTATCAAAAAGCAAATACACCTCAAACATCTGGAAAGATTAAAATTGGCTATTAAGAAAGACCATAGTAAGATTATGGGAGTTGATTTTGATCCTAAAGGTGATATGGTTGTAGATGTTAAAGATGATGGTGATTGTGAAGTTAAGTATAAAGGGCAAAACATGGATTATGATACTTATGTTGATGAACTAGAAGAAAGAGCTACTAGGAATCAACAAGGCAAATCCATAACCACTTCTTCTATTGGAACATTTAGTGGATTCGGAAAAGGAACATTGAAAAAACCTTATAAAATTAAATAAATAAACCCTACTCAAAGGCATATGCAGTTGCGAGAGGGTAAAATTAAGAGGTAAATTCAATGACTAATATTGAAAAATTACAAAGCTATGCTTTGAATGGTGCTATGGCTAATATGCCATGTGCAGAAACTGACCTAGCTGTTGCAACTGGTGGTATTGGTAGAACTATTGGTGATGCTGTTATAGCATTTAACCATTCTAATGTTATGTTTCCACTTGTTACTACTAAACAAGCAACTCCTGGATCATCTCATGTTCAATTCGCAGACTATACTAAAGTAGCATCTAGTGCTGTTGGTGATGCAACAGATGGTTCTGATTATACAGCAGTTACATCAATTGCAACTAATGCTAGAACTGCCACTATTAGTGAGCATGTTATTAGAGCAGATGTTTCTGATTTAGCTGTTATGGGTAATACAGAAGATCTAACTGGTAATGTAGGAAATATATTAGGTAATGCAGTTGCTGCTAAACTGGATGATGATCTAGTTGAATTAGGAAAAACTTTTTCACAAACTGAATCATCAGCAGGTACAGCTTTAGCTTTATCTCATGTTTTTGGCTCAATGCGACAATTAAGAGCAGCAGGAGCACCAATGCCTTACAATCTAGTATTATCTCCAAAACAAGTATGGGGTGCTAAAGGTGTTATATCTTTATTGCATGATGATGCTGTTACAGGATCTAATGCTAAACCTATGTCTTTAATGGGTACTAAAGGTGAAGAAGCTATGTCTACTGGTTTTGTTGGAAGCCTTGCAGGTTTTAACATTTATTGGTCTGATCAAATAGATGAGAATGTTGGTTCTGGTGGTGATGCTGCTGGATTTGCATTTTCTAAAGGTGCTATTGGTCTAGCTGTTGGTGTTGATGGTTTATTCAGAATAGAAACTGAAAGAAATGCTTCATTTAGAACTACAGAGTATATTGCTTGTGGTTTCTGGGGTGAAGTAGAGATAAAAGATGCCTTTGGTGTTTATATCTTAACTGATGTTTCTTAATAACTGATAATCAAATATAGGCAAGGATTGACATTCTATTCTTTTTCTATCGAAATGTTCGCAATCCTAAATCTAGTTGATCCTTGCCTACACAAACAGGGAGTTTAATATGGCAAAATATTTTAAAAAACCAAATGGGTTAGTTATTGAAGCTACACCTAATCATGACATAGATTCTTTAATGGCTAGATTTGAAGAATGTGATGTTAATGGTAAGCTAATTAAAGCTGAAAAGAAAGCTGTTAAAAAGCCTTCTAAAAAGAAGGAGAAATAGATGTCTAATTTATTAAGCAATTATTCAATTATAACTGTAACACCTACATTGTCTACAGATGCTTATGCACAAGGAGATGTTCTTTTTGTAGCAACTGAAATACCTAATGCAGTTCTTGGTAATGGTGGTTGTGCAGAATTAGTTGCAGCATTTGTTTTAAATCAAGCAAGTGGTAATACAGATGATTTTGATGTTTATTTTCATTCAGGAACAACAGCACTAGGCACAATTAATGCTACTGCTAATATTGCTGATGCTGATATTGAAGCATTGGGTATAAATGGAGTGCTGCAACATGATGCTAATGTAGGAGCAGTTGCACAATTAGATACTGCCAATCTTGTTCAATTAGGCAATTTAGCAAAAGATAAAGGAACAGGTAATCCTATTTTGATTCAGGCTGCACCAGGCTCTACATCTGTATATTTTCAGGCTATTTTAACATCATCTACAACACCAACTTATGCAGCTGATGATTTGGATTTTATTTTTCATATAAAGCAGAAATAATGTCATTAATTGACCAAATTAAAGAGCATGAGGGATTTAGGTCTAAAGTATATCAATGCACAGAAGGTCATGATACAATAGGTTTTGGATTTAAGGTAGCAGACCTAGAATTGGATCTTGATTTAGCAGAAGAAATACTTCAGAGGAAACTAGATTTATTGATCAAGAGAGTTAAAAACAGATTCTCTTGGGTTGATTCAGCACCTATTGCTATCCAAGATGTAGTATATAATATGTGTTACCAAATGGGTGTTTCTGGATTCTCAAAGTTCAAAAGAACAATTCAATATTTAGCAGATAAAAATTATGATAAAGCATCTAAAGAGATGCTAGATAGTAGGTGGGCAAGACAAACACCTAATAGAGCTATAGAACTTTCTAATGTAGTCAAAGCACAGAGTAATGAATGAATCCTATAGAGATATTAAAAGAATTTGGAGTTCCAGTAACATTTTGTCTTGGTTTAGCTTGGTTTATTTACAAGCAGAACAAGTATATACAAGATGATTTAACAAAGGATCTTCATCATAAGTTTCATTTATTAGAAAAGATTATAAATGAAGATTTAAGAAATATAATAATTGCTCTTATAAATCAGCAAAAAAAAATGCAGATAGAGTTAAGAGGTATAAAGAGCAAGTATGAAGCATTAGTTGAAATAATAAATAAACTTATATTAAGGGATAATGAAAAATGAAAAAACTAACTAACTTTCTAAAAAACTTTGCTATTGACTATGTAATTAAATACTTAACTGATAACAAAGATGAAGTAGTAAAAAAATTAAATAAAGAAATAAATTTACCCATTCTTTCGGAAAATCAGGAAAAGGAACTGTTAGAGGCGATTTATGACACTACATTAACAGTTGTTAAGGGAATAAAATAGATGCTTCCTGCTATGATCATCAAGGCAGTAGTACCTAAAGTGCTTGAATTAGTTTTAAGGCAATTTAAGGGCATAGAGAAGATTAGCAAATTAGTTGAGTATATGGAAAAGCCTAATGAAGCAGATGAGGGTGTTAAAGAGATCAAGCAATTATTAGTCAGCAAGGATCTAAAGATACATGAATTAGAGATGAGAATTGATAACTATGAGAACCAATTATTAGAATTAGCTAAAAAGGTAGATAAGATTAAAAAATGAGTGATTCATTAAAAACAGATAAAACAATAGATAAGCATTTACATATGCTGAAAACAGAATCTGGTGAAATATCCTCATTAAGTGTATCTACAGAAGGTAATGGTGCAAAAGTTACAGGCGATTTAGATGTTACAGGGGGCATTAGTATTAATGGAGATGCTGATATTGATAATGGTAACTTAAAAATAGATAGTGGTAAATATTTTTATTTTGATGGTGGTGGGGACACTTATATAAAAGAAGGTGTAGCTGATGTAGTAGACTTTATAGTAGGTGGGGAAACATTGCTAAGGATGACAGAAAATGGTGGTGGAGCAAGCGACACAATTTCAACAGGGGGTGTTTTAGAACAGCAACAAGATATAAAATTGACTGCTACTAAAAAATTATACTTTGATAGTGGTGAGCATACTTATATACAAGAAAATTCAGCAGATAATTTAAAATTTGTTGTAGGTGCTGATAGTATTCTGTCCCTTAAAGAAGGTGGAAATGCAGGCAACCTTGTAAACATAGGAACAAGTTGTGCAGGTTTTCTACAGCATGAACCAACATATAATGCTACAGATACAGAAGTATATTTTGCAAAACTAGGCAATAAAGCATTTTTTACTTTCGGGGCAGGTCATGTACTAGATTTAAATTTATACTTCCCTGATGTATCATGTAGTTGCACATTAGTTGTTAAGCAGGATGGAACAGGCAATAGACAAATTGGTAACTATAAATCATTTGATTCAGGAGCAGGGAATGAAAGCACAGTTAAATGGGCAGGAGGCTCTGCACCTACATTATCAACAGGAGCAAATGCAGTTGATATAATTAGTTTTTATTGGGATAATGATAATTATACAGCATATGGGGTGGCAAGTTTAAACTTTTCATAATGGCATTTAAAGATAACATATTAACCTTTGAAGACACAAAAATAACTGATACAGTATCAGAAATTGAAGTTATGATGGATTGGGAAGCACCTATAATGGAAAAAAGTGCAGAGTTTATATGCCATAATAAAGGGGATATATTAGAGATTGGTTTTGGTATGGGAATATCTGCTGACTATATACAAGCACAAGGGGTTAATTCTCATACTATTATTGAAATACACCCACAGATATTAGAAAGATTAAATACTTGGGCATCAGATAAGCCTAATGTTACTATTGTTGAGGGAGATTGGAGTTCTGTATCTTTGTCAAATACATATGATGGGATATTCCTTGATACATTTGGAGATAATAATTTAAGCAATTTTAAAGACTTTGCATTAGCAAGAATTAAATCAGGTGGAAAAATAACATATTGGAATAATAATGAATCAGAGTACAATCCTTATAGTTTTGATTCTGTTTCTTATGAACAAGTAGCTGTAAGTCCTGATAGTAATGTTTATACCAATATTCAAAATAATTACTATATGCCAAAGGTGGAGGTGTAATGGCTGACCTTTATCCAAGTAATGATGGTATAATATATAAGTTTGCAGCAGATACATGGGCAAATATTAGAAATTCCACAAGTGGAACTGTGATAACTTCGAGCAATTATCATATAACAAATTCACATACATCAGGTAGAGGCTCTGCTGTTTATCAGATTGGAAGGTATTTTATTGAATTTGATACATCAGGAATTACAAGCACATTAGATTCTGCTACATTAAAAATATATGGTCTTAGTTTTGGTGCACTTGATGTTATATTGCTAAAAAGTAGCCAAACAGGCTCTGTTGCATCAGGTGATTTTAATGAGATTTCAAATGCTTCTACTCCATTAGGGAATAGCAATGGTAGTGGTGGTGGCACATTTGCTTCTACATCAGTTGTAGAATATTCAAGTGAAATTTCAATTTGGTCTACATTTGGCTATAATGAGATTTCATTAAACTCTGATGCTTTAAGTGATATGGTTAATAATGATACATTTAATTGTGTATTAATTGGCTATGATTATGATTATTTAGACCAAGCAGTTTCAGAGGCTAGCTATAGAACCCAATTTTATACAGATGCTAATACAGGAACTAGCAAAGATCCATATATAGATTATGCAGTAGCATCAACAGCAGTTGTAGAAAATGCAACATTTTTTGGAGCAAATTTTTAGAGGAGTAATATGGCAGGTTTAAAAAACACAACAATATCAGGTGGGTATCCAAGTTTAGTCAGAATAAATGACAATACAGGTGTTGGATCAAGTGCTGTACAATGTACTGATGGAGAAGGCAATAAAGTTCCTATGAAAATGGGTAAAAACTTATTGCAAGTACAACCTGCTAATTCAGATGGAAATGCTCTTGAAGTTAATACATCAGGTGGAACAAATAGATTTAGAGTGAATACATCTACTCCTTTTGTAACTGCACTAGGAAATCATGTAAATACACAATATGCTTATTTTGGAGTAACATCACAAGCAACAACAGCAAATACAGCAGGGTATCACTATCCACTACAATTTAATTGTGCTTCTATTGGTTTAAGTGATGCTTCTGCTGACCAACTTAATATATTTGGTAATAGTGCAGATCCTGCAACATCAGTAACAACAGCAGATGCAGCAGATCAAAGAGCAAGTATATTAGTACCATACATGATGTATGTTCCTGATGACATTTCAATAGATGCAGTATATTCAATAGAAGGTGCAGATGCAGCAACAGGAGATACAACAAGATTTCATTTAATGAGTTATACATTTAATAGTGGATCAACATCTTGCTTAACAAGTGGAACATTAGTAGCACATTCAGACGATCAAGTAAATGCAGGTAGTGAACAGGTATATAAAAACACATGGAATATAGATAGTGCAAGTGTATCAGGTGGGAAAGTATTAATATGCACATTTGAAAGCGATTCAGTAAATTCAGATTATGCTTATCAGGCAATAATTAAATACCATTTAGTATAGGAGAAATATGGCAAAATTAACAGAAAATTTAACAATTACAACAGGCAGAGGGGAAACATTTAATTTCAACTTTGCAGAGCAATACAATGAAGTATTTAATTTAAGGCAAGAAGTAGACAATAGTGATGCTTTTATTACCTTGCTCAGTCCATCTACCACCATAGGGCAATCATCTATTAGAAATGCTAAATCTATAGTTGTTAGAAATGATGGTGAAGTTGGTGCAGAAATACAATTTAAAGTAACAGATTATAAAAACAACACTAATGTAGATGATGCAAACTCTATAGATATAGCTGGAGATGGTTCTCCCGAAACAACAAGGTATATAACTGCATTGTTAGGTGCAGGTGAGTATATGTTCTTACCTAATGCTAGATGGGTGTCATATGAAGCTGATGTTTCAGCTGCAAATGCTAAACCTACTACGAGTGGTGATTATTTATCATTGTCATCAGATTTAGAAGTTGATAGTGGAACTTTACTAAATGATGCAGGTGTAGAAGCTGCTGACACAAGTATCACTGTAGACAATGGAAGATTATTTGAAATAGGAGATTTAATTCAGCTAGGGATAAATGATACTACTGCTACAAGGATAGAAGTTATGAGAGTTACTGCAAAAGTAGACCACCTTTTAACTGTAGAAAGAGCTTTATATGGCACATCAGCAGCAGATAAAGATGCACAAACAGATGCTACAAGTGGTGCAGTTGATAATGCTAAAGTGTATTTTCCTATTTTTAATATTTATGGAGATTATAATAGTTTTAGTGTGGTTCAAACAGATGCTTCAGGTAGATTTGGAGCTATGAACTTTTTTGGTTATGGTAGAGTGGGTGATAACACAGCAGGTGGTATTGTTCCAGGATCTGTAGCAGGTAAGTTTTATGAGCCAGGCTATCAAGCATTTGGTTTGAAAGGTATAACACCATCTACTAATAGTGGTTTATCTGCTTCTACAACATACTATTTATCTGTAGCACTTAATGGTGGAACGACAGATAAGATTACATTTACAACAGATGCTAATAATACTAATTTTGGTGGAACAAATGGAGTTGTTCAGAAATTACAAAATGCAATAGATGCATTATATTATAATCCTGCTAAACATGGTTTTCAAGATGGTGCAACAGTTGCAATAGTAGATGGTGATATTAGAGTTACATCACATTCTAGGCTATCTACTTCAGCAGTAGCATTAACAACAAATACTGATGGAGCAAATGGAACTGATGAATTTTTTGATGGAACTAACATTATTGGTAGGATTCCAGTAAGTGCAGCAGGTGCTGTAGCTGCTAGATTACCAGATGATACAATGATCAATAAAGAAGGTGTAACAGTACCAAATACATCAGTATTCTTTTATGATGATGGACATGGAAATATTAAAGGAACTGCAACAGGTACTATTAACTATCAAACTGGAGCTTTAGACTTTGTAGGTTTACCAAATGCAGAATTTGCTATAACAGCTAATTATGATTCAGCACATGGTGGTGGTAATACTTCTCAACTTGGTTCGCAAAACATGATCGTTGAAATAGCAGCTAGGTCTTGTAATAGTAAAATAAATACACCAATAGAAATAGTTGCATTTGATTAAGGAGTAAAATATGCCTAAAGGTAGAGGAACATATGGATCTAAAAGAGGTAGACCATCTAAAAGATCTAAAAGAATGAAACGAAGAAAGAAGAAGTGAAATGGCAAGTTTTAAGGGTAAATCAGTTAGATTGAACAAACCATCTCGTATTAGACGAGGACAAGCTAGTTATGGAAGAAAAAAGTTTCAAGTATTTGTTAAGTCTGGTAGTAGAGTTAAAAGGGTTACTTTTGGTGATCCTAATATGAGAATTAGAAAGTCTAATCCAGAAGCTAGAAAATCATTTAGAGCTAGACATAAATGTGCTACAGCTAAAGACAAAACAACTGCAAGATATTGGTCTTGCAAAATGTGGTAAGGAGATTAAATGGCTACAAGTAACATACAATATTGTACTCATAGAGATATTAAAGATACATATCCTGCTATAAATGATAGTGGTGATGCTAAAAGACCTATTTATGGATGGGTAACAACAGGAACATCTAATTTATATCTAGCTAGAGATACAGGTTTAGTTACTCAGTTATTTGCAGATGGGGAAGATTTAGGTGATGCAGAAGCTAATAGTGGTGTAGTTGATACTAATGGAGAATGGTATTATGATTCTAATCTTGATACTGTTTATTATTTTAATTCATCAACTAATCCAATAGATATGTTAATGGAATCAGGTGATGATTATGCTACATTGATTACTAGAGTTGCTAAAAGAGCATCAAGAATGATTGATAGTAAAATTGGCTATAGAGTTACAGATACACAAATTAAAGACAGAGAAGGTAATTATCCAGATATTATTGTCCGAGCAGCATCTTTACAATCTGTTATACTTCTCCTTACTTCCGAAGATCCTACAAATCCAATCATAGAGCCTTTCAAGGAAGAACTACTTGAAATAGTAGAAGGCATTAATGCTGGTACTATTGTAATTTTGGGTAATCAGAGGACTATGGATGCTGCTCAGGGCATTATTAGAGAAGTTTCAGTAAATGCTTCATCTGATTTAAGACCTGTAGAATTAACAGGTCATTATACTGGTTCTGCTTATGAGTTATTAAAAGTTTATATAGATAGTGGTGAAAATGGTGTTATAGGAACTACTAGAATGACAGTTAAAGGTAAAGATTCAACAAAATTAAAAAATACTGTATTAATAGATTCTGAAATTATTACAGGTGATTATCAGAGCTTAGGTTTATCAGGTATGAAAATAAGATGGAGTGGAGATAATGATGCTGCTGTAACTACTGCTGATGATGAGTATGAAATAGAACTATTTGGACACAATCTTGATAGTTCTACTCCTGGACAAGTTGGTAATATTAAAATGACGAGAAGATAATGACAGA